GAATCTACATCGTACTCGCCATGACTGGCGGGGTCGGAGGTGTTTTGTATCAAATATTTTTCACCAACTGTGACACGATGATCTACAGGCGTTGTGACTGTCATTGTGGTGCCGTCACCAACTAGTGTGGAAATTTTTCCGCTAACTGTTTGCTCGCCTTGATGTAACACAGCATAAGAATGTCCGTACTTTAACGTGTTGATGAAAATATTTTGAGTGTCGTCAACATTATTAAACGTGAGTGCATTATTTGCACTATTAGGATTTGCTAAACTGCTGGAGTTAGCAGAAACAATTTGTCCGTTAGCCAACTTAGTGCCTAACACAAACGAGTAGGATGCGGCTATTTCAAGATCCTTATCTACTTTGTTAGTATCTGTATATAACTGCATGTTAGCATTTGCTGTATTAACATATGCTTGCATGTTGGAGTTTGCCGCATCCACATAGTTCTTTGTTGCGGCGTCTTGTGCTGTGGTGGGGTCAACCACATTTAAAATCTTGTTTGTGCCTAAGTCCAAATCGCCTACCATTGCAACATTGCCTTGCTTGAATATTGCATTAGCGTTTGTAGCGGCGATACTGTTTGTTAACACATTACCGATGTTTGAATCGTCTATTAATGCATTTGCAATTTCGCCTAAAGTGTCTAGTGCCCCTGGCGCATCTCCTATTAGATCAGAAATTGCTGTTCTAACATATTGAGTAGTAGCAATTTTTGTAGAATTTTCTGACTGCAACTGTGTGTCTGCAATAACTGTTGCTCCAGTGAGGTCAACAGTTTTACCTGCTGTGACACTGGTGTTAGCAATAACTAAATCGCCAACTATATCAACTGTTCCAGTAAAAGTTTTATCGCCAGTGAATGTTTCTGTGCCGCCCAAATGTGCAACATTGGCGTCTGTAACAGTTGCGCCACTAAAGTCTACATTGCCTGTGAATACATAATCTGCTGTTAAAGTGTCATTTCTATCTGTAAGAACAACTGTACTATCAACTGCTACTGTATTGTTTGCCCAGTCGCTTTCTATACCTCTACCGTCATCAAATACGTTACCATAAGCAAATACATTTGCAGTAACATTATTATTACTAAATTCTAAATATTTTAATACTGATTTGTTAAAAACAAGCGACTGGTGACCTTGCCCATACGAAGTCCCTGTGAAAGGAGGAATAAGTTCAACTATTCTGGGACCAACGGATACGTTTGCGTCATAAACTTCTGCTATTCCAACACCGGTAGCATCCATAAAAAACATCGATGGTTCTACGCCATCGATCCATGGTAACCTACCAAATGTTGTGTAACCTGATACAGTGTTGTTGCTACTTATATAAAAGGCATCTAGTGCAGTAAAACTGTCTTCTTGAACGTACTGGCCGGGTATAACCCCGCCACTACGCAATGCACTGTTATACCCTAACAAACCAAGAAAAGTAGAAGTTGTACCAAGATCTGTTACGGTGGTGCCGCCGGGTATGTCGGGCCCCAGTGGGGGAGTGTAACTAGTTGTTGTTCCAGAATTATCTAAATGCATCGATAATATCGGTAATCGTACACTTGTATTACCTATACTAGTATTTCCTACAACATCTGCAACATTTGCAGAAATCTGTAAAGGTCTAATATCTGCATAAACTAAATTTGAATTACTTAGGATAAGAAATTCGCCACTTTCATAATTAAACGTCAATGTATTATTTTCTAAATTGACATTTGCTTCGTGCGTTTTATCTGCTGTAATAGTTTGAGCGGTACCGGTTGTGTATGCTTCTACCGTTGCATTAAAATCGTGTACTTGGCTGCTTGAAATATTTACAGAAACGCCGCTGACGTTGGCAACTCGACCTTTGCTGTCTAAATCAAAAGTGGTGTGGTGTGTAGCATTACCGTATGATCCTGGTGTTGCGCCTGCATGGTCAACCAAATCGATAGTGTAATCTGCACCTTCAGTATTTGCATTGCCGTTGGTAACAAAAATGTTATCGGTATTGCCTAAAGTTGCAACATAGTCACCAGTAGTATCGTCGCCAAGTGCAACCGCATCCGGTTGTACTGTGGTAGCATTAATCACTACCGCCATGTTGCCTGAGCCGTCTATGTCAAAATCTGCCGCACCGACAACATCGCCAGCTAAACTAACATTTATATTTCTTGTGGTGTGCCATCTATCTGCTGTATTGGCTACACCTGTAAATCTTTCACTGCTCAACACATTACCGGCGAGTGTAATGGTTTGTGCAGAATTTGCCATTATGATATCACCGCCGATGTTTAATTCATCTTGAATCTCAACATTTGCCGCAATATTTGCGTTGGACAATAAAGTTGTTTCTCCTGTCACTGTGGCTGTTCCGCCAACAGTTAGGTCTGTGGATACTGCTACCGTGTTAGCATTTATAGTCACGCCATCTGTTACACCAGCGTAACCCAAAGTCATTGAATTGGTATCGTATGTTAATCTTATGTTGCTAACATCTGAATTTAATTGTAAGTATGCAACAGGCACATCGCTGTCACTGTTTATAACGTATCCGTCTGCTCTATTAACAGTTTGGGTATCGTTCAAAAATGTGATATTACCGCTTGCTGTCAAGGAGCCTGTTATAGACAAATCACCGCTTATTGTAGCATTACCACCGAGGGTAGTATCTCCGGCAATATCTAGGAAACTTTCTGCTGTTAAGCCGCCTTTTACAAATAGATTACCGTCGGGACTGAAATTTGTTTTGTTTATCATATATCTCGCCTGAAGTTCAACTTTATTATATGTTGTATTTATCTTTTCATTGCAAAAGTCAAAAAAAAGCACCACCCGGAGGTGGTGCTCTCTTTATCTAGTAAGTTACTAAATCTTACTGGAATGCTACGTTTGCTAATGTGATAGCATCAACGTAGTCTGCCGCATTACCAAGAGATGAAGCAGTGTTTGTAAGCTCGATGTAACCATATCTGGTCATGAAGCTTACTACTGGCTCAAAACTGTTTGGATCCATTACTGGGCCTGTGCTCATTAATGGAATGTATGGGCAGTAGAACGCAGGAGCGTCAGTTTCGCTTGAACCTTTGTAACCAACAAGTACTTTAGTACCGTCAGCCGCATAAGAATCAACAAACACTTTGATGGAGCCGTTTAGGACACCAGCAAGTTTAGTGTTAGTAGGTGCTTCAAAAGAACCTTCTGTTGTTCTTGCAAAAGTTGAAGTAGATGCAGATTGTAGAATTGTTAATGCTTCTGGTGAAACAACAATGTAGTTACCTGCGCCTCTTCTTGTTCTAGCCGCGATTCTGTTCGCCGCTCTGTTGATCTCGATTGCTAATAGCGCATGTCTATCACCAACGTATGTTGGAGTGTAGTCACTGCTAATTGCACCGAAGTCAAGTGTTGTGCCTGCGCCAGCAAGAGTTCTTAGTGAACCGATAATTTCTTGGTCGATTTCAACTACGATTTCTTGTGCTAATGCTTGCATAATTTCTGCTTCAACGTCAAGACCGTGCATTGCTTCTGCATCTTGTGCAGATTCAAATGTCCATCTTGCTGATAGACGTCTTGTCTTCGCTTCAACAGTTTGCTTCAAGATCTGAATGCTCATCTTGTTACCTGCAGTGCCTTCTGCTGTTGCAGTAGCATCTGGGTTACCTGAATACTGATTCGCAATCTTGAATGGGCTTAATGCCTCGTCACCTGGGTTAACGCCAGACGCACTGTCAGCATATCTCACTCTTAGAGTGTGAATTTGTCCTACTGGACCGCTCATTGGTTGAACACCAACAAGCTCGTTTGCGATCACGGAAGGCATAACCCTTCTGATCAAAGGTAGCATTACCTTGTTTAATGTAGCAATGTTGCCAGCCTGTGTTGCACCTGCCGATGCTGATTCCTGAAGATATCTTTTGCTATTTTCAAGGACCACGTCAAGTGTGCTTTTTCTTGAACCACTTAAACCCTCAAGTAGTGCATCCTTAGTTGCTGACCAATTGCTTTCAAATAATTCTGCCATTTCTTATCTCCTAATTTGAAAGTCCGGCTAATTTACGGATTTCGTTAATTTCAACGATACCCTGTTCATCTTCAGTTGAAGGCTGAACATCTTTGTTACCAGTGTGCTCTTTTGTCACTGATTCAGTTAATGGTTTACGATCTTCTTTGAGTGTTTCGCCGTCTAACACGCTTGGAAGATACTTATTAAATTGCTTCTCTAAGTTTTCTGTTTTAACACTTTCAAGAAGGTCCACCATAATCTCTTTCTTTCCTTTAGCTAAAGGCTTGAGTAACTCGTCCATCTTCTCTTTACGAGCATATTTGTCCTGTGCTACTCTTAACTTGCTTTCTGTTAGTGCAACTGCTTCTGCTTTAGCTTCTGCAACTGCTTTACTTTCTGCTAGTTCTTGTTTGACTTTAGCAATTTCTTTTTGTAAATCTTTTACTGCTGAGCTTTCGTTCAAATAACTTGATCTATACTCATTTGCAAATGATTCAAATATTCTACGACCGAAATCGTTTTCTCTTGCGGCTGTGATATCGTCTCTAAATTGTGCAACATTCTCTTTTACGATCTTGTTGACAATTGTTTCAACTTTGTCAGCGGCTTTCTTAATGAAGTCTGCTTTAGATTCTGCAAGCTGTTTTTTGCCTTCAGAAATCATCTTCACTCTTTGCTCAACTAGAGCCTGTTTGTCTGCGTGGAACTCTTTGAGTTCACTTGATAACTGTTCAACTACAAAATCATCAAGTTTAGAAACATGACTTTGAACGTTAGTTCTGTCTGCTCTTAACTCGTTGACTTCTTTGGCAAGTTGTCCAGCTACAAACTGTTCTAATTTTTTAGCATGTTCGCTGACTGCCTTTTTATAAGCAACTCTTTCTTCAGCTAGTTTAGCTTTATCTTCGGCAAGTTCTGCAATTTCTGCTTCTACTCGATCTTTGATAAAACCGTCAACTGCTTCTACAATTAAGCCTTTGTCGTGCTCATATCTCTGAGCAAACTCTTCTCTTAATTCTGCGGTGAGTTCCTCTCTGGCTTCGGCAAGACGACTTTCCCAGGCCTCAACGATACTTGTACGAACTTCTTCGTTAATATCGCTAGACTCGATAAGGTCTTCAAAATTTACTGCCATAGTAGTCTCCTACCTCAATTTTAATTCATTAATAAAATTAATGATCTGTTTACTTAAATGTTTTTCTACATTTTTGTTTTGTGTATAGTCTTGTGCGATGTCATATAAAATGCTACCGCCTCTCATGTTAAACAAAGACTCATATATAGTCTTTGGATAAGCATCTGGGGCACTTGGTTGGGCAACTATATCTACAGTAACAATATCAAAATCGGATACTTTCCCGCTTTCGTTAACGTTACCGCTCCCTCTACTTGATACGCCAAGTTTTGCGCCTGCTTTTAACAAAGCTCTTGCAATATTCCCCATAGGTGTATCGATAATTTTTAACTTTCCTAATCCGTTTGAGCCATCGCATTGCATTTCTGTGATGATATGACTCACTCTGTCCAGGTTAATCTGTAATTCTTCGGGATGATCTAACTCTCCCATCACAGTTTCGCCTTTTTGTAGTCTACTAGTGACGTTTTCAACAGCACGTTGAATTTCATCTTTCGGATATACTCTTCCATTTTGATTTTTTACATCGCCTTGGATAAACAATCCTTGCATGAATAAGTCTTTCCCATCGTTAGATTCGAGTAACTCGATTCTACTCTGTTCCGGACTCATGTATTCGTATAACTTACGCACCGTTAAAAACTCCTAGAAAAAAGCAATTACGCCTTTTTTGGCTCTACTTTGATGTTGTCGGTTGGTG